GGACAAGTATCTTCCAGATCTTTCACAAAAGGGGCTAAAACAACGTGCAGACGATTTGGCTGCTAAGAAGCTCGCGATTCTACAAAGAATACGCGTTGCCACTAGGGAGCAAAACTTTGCCGAATATGTGAATGAGAAGGAAGGCGGAATATCTCTATTCCATGCTCTGAAGCGTTACATGGGCTGGCGTGGTCCAAAGAAATGGGATCCCATCAAGTATGAGAAGGCAATAGCTACGTTCAATCAGAGAAGAGCTGATCGTTCACAAGCACTCAAAAAGGCCGGTTTACCCCGTGCAGATCCCCATTTTGGAATGGTTCTTTCAGCCAAGCAGCAGTACAAAGATCATGATAGAGTCTGGAAGGCTGCGAAGCCGACTCAACCGATCATGATTCAATCTGACGCATACCTTTGGACTTTAGGTCCAGTTGGAGTCTATTTACTGGACGAGATTTCCGAGGATTTGCCATCACACATATTCTTGTTGGCGAAGGCTTCGTTGGAAGAAATGGCTGCTTGGGTCGAAAAGAACGATCCAAAGACTGGCACCTACGAAGAAAGTGATGGCACAGGGTTCGACTCAGCTGTTCGCGGTAGTTCTGTTACTTTGATGTCACTGATCATGAAGCACTACAATGTTCCGAAGTGGTTGATTGATTACTATGTGGAAACTAAGCTCGATGTCAAGACTCAGTCACTTCTTATCGGGATTATGACTTTGTCAGGAGAAGTTTTCACTTGGTTAGGCAATACCATGTTCAATATGGCGCGAGAGGCTTTGCAGTTCAATTTACGAAGTCGCGATCCTGGAATGTTCAGTGGTGATGACGTGTTGCGCTTCAAGAAGAGGAAGGTATCCCCATTGTGGGAGGGATTCCGCAATTTAGATCATCTCATCGAGAAAAGAGTGAGTGGTGACAAGGGCCACTTTTGCTCATTCTTGGTGAACAAAGGTCTTATTGGGAAGGATCCTGTGATCATGTGGCAGCGTTTGAAAGCTTACTTTGAGATGGGTCGAGGCGAAGATGCTTTGCCTGGCTATTTCCTCAATTGGGCTTTCAATTACCGATTGCAGGACCGACTCTTTGAGCTGTTTGATTCCAAGGAAATGGAATTTCATGCTTTGCAGACTCGGATGATGTTCAATATCAATCGGCAGACACGTAAACGCTTGCACTTAGATTGGAGTCGCGTAAGTCCCGAGACCCATGCTGATGTGAACGAGTTGGTTGACATGGTTCCACTTGTTGATTCGATGTTGCATGAAAAGGCTGGCATTGGCACTGCTCGTGCTGAAGCTACTGCTCTTTATGTTCGAGATCGACAAGAGATTATGGATGAGGACTAAGGGTTAGATCTATACGACCATTGGTTCGACTTTACATTATTATGGAGACTGATTCTCATGTTGCTGTTGATGTTCCTTTGGCTCCGCTTCCTGTCGCTCCGAGTGTTCCGAGAACTTGCGACGACGAATTTCTTATGCATGGTGATTTCAATACTGATTTCGTATATTCTGGTACCCTTTGGGATTTGTTTAGTGATCAGATGAAGGGTGTTTCGCGCGTTTCGTTGGAGTATATGAAGTTGCGTTACCGGTTTACTGGTCAAGGTCAGACTGTGTCTGTTGGCACTTTCATGTCTCACATGAAGTTGCCTGCTGAACTCTTGGGTGTTGCACCCGGGTTCTATACTGCATCGACTCCCAATGCATTCTTTACAAGTCAGAATGTTGAGGTTGATGTAAGTATGACTGGAATGGCTAGTCGCATTTTGTTTCCTGCGACAGATTTGTTGACTGTGGGTTCACTGTATTTCATGTGTTCTGCTGGTGTGGTTTGGTCTCTAGTGGTTGGAGT